TGGATGCCTAAATCAATTCAGCATTGGAAAATACCAAAACCATATGAACTAGGTGCATATTTTTCTTCAATGCCTGAAAGAATTGCTGAATATATATACAAAAATGATCCAGAAGAAATAGAACAAGGCTTACGAAATATTGCTGAATCAATGATGATTCCAACTACACCATCATTTGCTTCTCCAGTAATAGAAACCTTTGCTAATAAGAATGTGTTTACTGGTGCTCCTATTATACCTTTATCACAACAGGGCCTGCCTCCAGAAATGCAACAGACTGCATATACAACTCAAACAGCTAAGTTGATTGGTAAGAATATTGCAAAGATACCATATATTGGTGAAACAAAATTCGCTTCTCCAATAGAAATAGATCATTGGCTTACTGCTTGGACTGGCGATATTGGTCGTGCTATTCTATCTATTTCAGATAAATCATTAGCAGCGGTTGGTATAGTGCCAGAAGTTATTGATCCAGAAAAAGAACTAGCAGACTACCCAATACTTAATGCGTTAATTGGAAAAGAAACTTCAGGTACACAATCAAAGTCTATAAGAAAATTCTATGAAATTTCTGAAGATATTAATAAGTATTATAAAGGACAGTCAGAGAAACAAAAGCGTGGTGAAGATCGTGATTATGTTAGAAAGTATCAAAAGTCAGAACATAATAGATCAAAAAGAATAAGAAAAGTTTTTAGTAAGAATTTTAAGGCAATAAATAATATAAGAATGGATAATACTATGACTCCATCAGAAAAAAAGATACAAATAGACCAAATAGCTAGTGATATGACAGGAGTAGCTAAATCTTTTGTAACTGATTTTAAAAAAACTAATAGATAATTTTATTGAATTAATATCTTATAAAAGTAAATATAAGCATAAACAATAAATGGGGTATCAAATGGGATACAAAGGAAAAGGTTCTCTATCTTATATGGGAATAGACAAAGAGTTACCAGAAGTGAAAATAGCAAGTTCTGATCCAACGTCTGCAAATTCTAATTTTGATCCAGGTGATATATGGGTTAATAGTTCTGCTAACACAATTTTTATTCTTGAAAAGAAGCCTAGTGGCGTTGCTAATTGGATTCCACTTTTAGATGCAAATACTTTTGATGCAACAGATTTTGATGTTACTGCTGGTGTAGTTTCATTAGATGCTGGAATTATTCAGAAAGCAGTTGTTACTGTAACAACTCTTGAATTAGCTGCTTTAGCCGCTACTCCAAAAACATTAGTTGCCGCTCCAGGAGCTAGTAAATATATTGAATATCTAGGTGGAAACATTGCTCTTATATTCGGTACTACAGCTATTGATGATGCTGCTGCTGATGGAGATCTAATCATCCGCACAGGTACTACAAATACTGGAGTTTCACTTACAGTACAGTCTGATGGACTAGTAGATGCTGCTGCTGATGCTGTTTCTACAGCAAAGCCTTTAGCAACTGATGTTGTTCTTGATGCTAACGAAACTATTGAACTATTTAATGCAGGTGCAGAGTTCACTGTTGTTGGTGGCGGAGATGGCACTTTACAGGTAATAGTCTATTATCGTATATTAGACTTAAGTTAATTAATATATTTATAAGTAGAGTTTCATTCACTCTTCATTTGCCCCTCTTTGTGTTTTGCATGAATAGGGGTTTTTTTTATTTTCTTATAAAATATTTCCTTTTGTTTATGAATTTGATAGTATACAGTTTAAAATAAAAACAGATAGTTTACGCATCTTCAAAAATATATAAAGGGGGTTAAGATGACAATACATAGAAGGCCAACACAGCATACAGATAATAATGGCTCTATTATTCCGCATACATCTACAGATGACATAATGAATGTATCTAAGTTTGGCACTGATAATATTGTTATTATTGGATATGCAGTACCAGGCTCGCTAGACAGTGAACCTCGTTGGAAGATTATTTTTTATACATATGATAGCGCAAGCAATCCTGTAAAAACTAGAATAGCAAATGGGATAAATGATTATTCTCATATATGGGAATCAGCGTCTATTGCTACAGGTGTAGCTATAACAGGTGCTACTAAGGCAAGCCCTTGTGTTCTTACAAGTGTAGGTCATACTCTTTCTACAGGTGATTTTATAGAGATTGATTCTATGGCTACTGGTGGTATGGTAGAACTTAATTCTGATGGTTACGGTTCTAATGTTTACCATGTAACAAAATTAACAGCTGATACAGTTTCATTACAAAAGGCATCAAGTTCAACTACCAATATAGATAGTTCTACTTATGGAGCATATACAACTGGCGGGAAGTTCTATAAAAAAGAAGTTTTAAATTATATTTATAGCTAGCGGAAAAACCTTTAAAAGAGAGAAAAAATATGACTTATTCAATAAATCCATTATCTGGAGCATTTGATAAAACAGGAACAAAAATAATCTCTTTTGATGGGGTTCCATCAGTTTTAGATTATAATTATAAAGTTGGAACTTTTGCACAAGATAGTATAACAAAAGATTTCTATCTTCTTAGAGATAATACTGTTAATGCTGCGGATTGGGAGAAGCTTTCTTCTAGCAGTGTAGACTTCTTTGAAAGTGTTTTAAGCCTCGCTATTGCAACTAATGTTCCTCCATCTGAAACTACAGGAGATAGATATGTTCTTGACAATAGTGGTGCTCCAAACGCAGCATGGGATGGGGCCTCTAACTGGGATGTAGTACAATTCGATGGTGTTTCTTGGACTTCTGATACTCCAACAGCTGGAGCTCTAGTTTACATAGAAGATATTAGTGCTTTATATGTATTTGATTCTGGATGGAAGAGTATTACTAATGCAATTCCTGATGCTTCTTCAACAACAAAAGGAATGGCCTCTTTTTCTTCCACAGATGAATTTACCGTTACTACTGGAGATGTAGCTCTAAGCTCTAATTTCAGTACAACATCTATACACGGATGGAACGGCGCAGTTATAGAGTCCCCAGTTGTTACAGTTACCTCCGATGGAGCCGATATTACATTTTCAGTCGAGAAGTCTGGAGGCGGAGATCTTACTCTAGTATTCTCTGACGGATTCTATACCTTTGATTCTACCCCTGCCGATACTATTATACTTACAGCTGGATCAGATATCAGCCCGCAGATTAACTATGTGTACATACTACAGTCTACAAAAGCACTAACAAAATCAACATCTGGGTTTCCTTCTGCTGAACACGTTCCTTTAGCGACAGTATTATGTCAGAGCGCGGCAAGCCTACAAACAGATGGTGCTTATAAAGTACACGCCTGGACTGATCATATTACAAATTCGGTTAATCAAGGCCATATTGCACATCTTAACCAGTGGATTAGAACACAAAATGCGACTTGGAAAGATGGAGTTGCTCAAACATATACTATAACACCGAACGGCGGTGGTGCAGATAATGTAATATTAACTACATCGTCTGGAACAGTATTACAACTTCACGACCATACATTCCCAGCTTTTGCAGGCACTCCTGATCTATATGTTGTCAATGATTCAATAGCTGATTTCGATAAAATTACCGATCTTAGCTCATTGCTCTTAGACTCAACAGGCGCTTCAATGGCTGGAAAGTACTTCTCTCTAGTCATCTGGGGAGTTGTTTCTGAAGATGGTAGCGATTGTAAATTAATGGTCAACCTGCCGAGTGGTTATTATAACAGTGTTACTACAGTAACAGCTGACGCTGCTAAATATGCAAACTACACAATACCTGCTAACTTTAAAGGGACAGGGTTTTTGATTTCTCGATGGGATCTTAAACATTCTACAGCATCTAGTGGAACATGGATATCAGTAAATGAAACAGACCTGAAAGGTCTTTTACCTTCAATATCAGCAGGTGGATCTACAGCAGCAACAAGTGTTTTTGTAGATAACGCATTTATGATTGTAGACGAAGTAGATAACTCTAAAGAGATAGCTTTCCAGGCTTCTGGAATCTCTACTGGAACAACAAGAACAGTAACTATGGCTAATGCTGACGTAGATCTTACTGCTAACACAGGAACATATCCTGCTGCTACTGGTGGAACTCAAATAGTTACGGTTGGTACAATTGCTACTGGTACATGGGAAGGTACTGACGTAGGCGCACAGCATGGCGGAACTGGCGTTTCTACTCTAACTGATGGCGGTATAATTTTAGGTTCTGGTACTGGAGCCGTGACTGTTACAGCTCAACCAACCAATGGACAGCTTCTAATAGGTAGTGCTGGTGTTGACCCTGTTTTAAGCACTCTTACAGGAACAGCTAATCAAGTTACGGTAACTAACGGCGTAGGTTCAGTAACTTTATCAACCCCTCAAGATTTAGCTACAACTTCTAGCGTAGAATTTGCTTCTGTTGACTCTGATAGTATTAATCTATCTTTTACACCATCAGCTAACACAACAGCAAGTGGTCAAAAAGTACAAGGTGTTGCAAACGAAGCACAGACATTTGGAGATGTTGTTAGAGTCGGAACTAGTTCTGAACTTTATATAGCTGATGCTTCTGTTGTTGGAACAGCTTTAGTTATAGCAATGGTATCAGACTCTTCAATTTCAGCAGATGCAACAGGAAATTATTTACTTCATGGAATAGCAAGATATGATTCTTGGAGTTGGTCAGCACCTGGTGTTCCGATATACCTTACAATAACTGGAACTACAACAAATACTTTGTCAGAAACTCAACCAATAGACACAGCAGAATGTGTTGTACAAGTAGGAACTGCTTTGTCAGCAACTACAATATTATTTAACCCTAATTCAAGCATAATAGAGTTAGTATAATGACTATATCAAGATTTATGGGGTTGCAATACCCCGACATAGATAAGATAAGTGCGGTAGCTATAGATGACATAGCTGAGCTTAACGGCTTGTCTTTTGATACATCCGATGCAGGAACATTTTCTTTCGATGTAACCACGTCTGGAGCAGATACTTTTGAGCTACCGATTTTATCAGGTGGCGCAGGTTACACTCAAGATTTTAATGTTAACTGGGGAGACACAAACTCTAGCACAATAACATCTTATGATGATGCTGACCGCATACATAGCTATGCTGGCGCAGGAACATATACCGTTGTTATGTCGGGAACGTGTGAATATTTTGCTTTTAAGGGTGGAGGTGATAGACTTTTACCAACGGCTTTAAATGCTTTTACTGGTGACATGAGATTCGAAGTATTGAACTTTGAAGACTGTAGCAATATTACGTCAATTTGTGTTCTGGGAACGATGGCTTATCTTAAAAACGCAACAGGAATGTTTAGAGAGCTTGACCAATTGACTACCATACCAGCAGGAATATTTGACGGTTGCTCTAATATGGATGTTGGAAACGGATTCGACCTCACTTTCCATCAATGTTCCAACTTAGCAACAATTCCAGCTGATCTATTTAAATACCAGCCTGAGTTAGTCGGCGGAGCGTTTACACAAACTTTTTGCCAAACGGCTATAACATCTATTCCTATAGATTTATTTAAGTATCAGACAAAGCTTGCTTTAGACTCTTTCAATGGTACATTCAGATTATGTACAAGTCTTACATCAATCCCGACAGATTTGCTAAGATATAATACGTCAATATACAGAAGAGAGTGCACGTCAATGTTTGAAAGTTGCACTGACATAACATCTATACCTGCAGATTTATTTAAATATAATACAGGACTCACTCTAAATGCATTCCAGCAAATGTTCAAAAGTTGCACTGGTATAACATCAATACCAGCAGGATTATTTCTCTATAATACGGCTGTTAATACAACATCTTTCGCAAGTACTTTTCAGAATTGTGAAGCTTTAGTAGCTGTTCCGACAGACTTATTTAGATATAATGTAAATGTGGCGGGGGTAAGCTTCTTGTCTACATTTATGGATTGCGATTTATTAGCTACTGTTCCGTCTGGATTATTTAAGTACAATCTATCAGCGCAGTGGTTTAATCAGACATTCTATAATTGTCCGAAGTTGCAAATTATTTCTGACATATTCTGCGATGCCGCAGACGAGGGAACTAGATTCTTGAACCAAAGCATTAACTTTACTAGATTCTTGTCGAGGGCTACCTTTACAGGATCAGCATCAGGCACGGCTCCAACACTTTGGGATAGTTTTGACTTCGGCAGCGGTACACCCGTTTCAACAGAATGTTACAACGGTGCTGGAAATAGTCTGACATCAATTTCAAATTATAATGATATTCCAGTAGCTTGGTTGTAAACCGTTAATAATAAAGGACATATAAAATGCACGAAATAATAAGAAATGAATATGAAGTAAAAAATGGTAAAGATGAAATCTTTTTACAGATAGAAGTCACGACAGCTGATGATGTATTTTCAAAGGCTATGTGGCTTACAGCTAAAGATGTAGAGTCAGTATTAGCTGATGAAGCTTATATCGACACTGTATCCTCTAAGTTAGCAAATAAAGCTACAATAGAGCGATCAAAGATGCTAAAAGATGAAGAAGATGCCAAGGTGCTAGAGTTAGAGAAGGTGAAACTGGAAGTGGCTCAAGCTGAGCTATTAGTTATCAACGCAAGCAAATAGCTTTAAATTAAATTATATCCTCCTCTTTTTAGTGATTTTTAATAGGGGAGGGCGGTTTTCGGTGATAATATGTGTAAACTAACAAAACTTTGGAGATTTATTATGGGAAAGATGAGAGAATTCGGGAGCCTAGTATTAATCGGAGCGCTGTTTCTATATGCTATTCATACGCTAGGAAACAAAAAGTCTGATGATAATGATGGAGTTGATACAAAGATCTCGATCGAAGCGGATACTGTTAATTTTCATAGTGGCGTTGTAAATATAGAAGTAGACGATTTAGAGAACAATTAATTTTTTAGTTAAAATAAAGACGAGCTGCGAACGGCCTTGACACAACTCATCCTTATTATTTTATATATTCTAGTATTCTTCAGAAGAAATAGGAGCAATCTTTTTCTCAAACTTCTTAAGATTGTCACTAAATTTCTTTGGTTCTTTTGAACATTTCTGTATTATCTGTACTCTAGTTTCTCCAGTATTAGTAGCAATAGAGTCTATAAATAATGAAGCAGTACAGTTAAGGTCTATAAGATTAAAATCATCTATAAACATCATAGCTTCTTTATTCATTGGTTCTACATGAGGTGTAACGTCTATAACATTTTCTATTTCTCCTTCTACCAAAGCATTACCAATAGCATCTTGGAATAACTGTTTTGCTAACATTGACAAACATCTATTATATAACATTACTGAAGGAAAGTTTTTCCATACAGGATTCTTTAATAGATTGGCATTACTTGCTTGTTGTATTGTAAAGATCATTTCACATTCTTCGCCTGTGTCTGCACGTCTACCTACCAAGTGGCATATCTCATCATTACCTATTTTCTTAGTAATCATATGTCCACGTTTTCTAATAAGAAGACCCATCATCTGTGCTGATAATGTAACACGTCCATTAACAATCCACAAACCACCATTAAGAGCTTGAAAGCTTGGAATACCAAGTTCTCTAGCGGCTCCAAAGATTGCTAAGATACCATATTTACCGCCACCTTCTACCATTTTCTTGTAAAATGGAGTGTCGCCCATCATTGTCGCCCATGACATCATGTTTTCCATTTCAGAACCCTGTGGCAATGCACTTATTATTTGTGTTTCTTCTTTTACAACTATCTCTTTTGTTTCTTCTTCCATTTTGTTCTCCTAATGTTTTATTTTACTCTACTTCTTATTGATGTCTTTTCGTATATCTTTAGACCAGGTATTGTTCTTATACCTTTACGAATAGCCTCTTTAATTGCTCTTTCAGCTACTTCCATATATTCCAGTGGTATAGAATTTATATCTTCTATATCAAATACCCAAGCTTTATGTTCTATAACTGTCCCGTCTTCTACAACTATCTTTTCCATGCTGTTATCTATAATGTTTTGGCTATCTAGGCTCTCTTTACGCTTGCCCTGATAGGCCTCTATTTTAAATAGAAGTGATTCTTCCATGTCCTTTAAGCATTTCGTTAAGTCTTTAGAATAATCTGAAACAGCCTTATTGAAATCTAGCATTGGACGGATAATCTTTTTACGAGTTTTCTCCATCTGATTTACTATTTTCTTCGCTTGTAAAGCCATGCTAACTGCTTTTTTAGCAGTAACATCTGTATCTACGATTAGATTTTCTGATATTTCTATTAGTTGAGTCATATTCTCTGCATCAAGCTTACTTTTCGCTAACGCAACATCAAAGATATCTTCTTTTGGAATGCCCATTTTATCTATATTATAATAATAGTCAATAACTGCCTCTGGCATCTCCCCTATAACCGTAACTGCCTCTGGCATCTCCTCCGTAACCTCAACACTATCTAATACTGCATCATAATCTATCATTCTTCTTCCTCATCGTTATATTCTTCATTAATATATTCTTCTTCTATGCAAAACTCTAGTTCTTCAAGAAAGTCATTCCATCGTTCTATTCTATCTTCTATTGTTCTCATATATGCCTCCATATTACTCTATGTATAACTCTAAGTATTGTGGATTTATCTACCCCATAATCTTTTGCTAATTTCTGTGCACTATATATTCCTTTTTGGTACTTTTTTCTTATATCAATTATATCAATTTCTGTAAGTTTATGATTTGGGCTTTTTTCTCCATTTTGGTTAGATTTTCTTCTATTATTAGACTGTTCTTTTTTTGTAGCCCAACGACAATTCTCAGGACAATAATTTCCATTGTTGTCTATTCTATCAAGAGAATGCGATATAGAAGGTTTTTCCCCCATGTCATCTAAAAATTTTTCAAATGAATACTTCCATCTATCACAGATTGAAATTCCACGGCCTCCATAATCAGTAAAAGCTTCGTTTTTTATATTAAAACACCTTCCTTTTGCCGATACCCAGCTATTATATTCTTTTGTTTTACTTTTACCGTGATTAGACAAACTATCTTTATTCTTTTGGCCTGTAATCTTTCTTCCGCAATCATAACAACTTTTTATAGTTTTATTTCTAATTGCATCGCCTCTTACAAAAGATTTATTTCCACATTCACACTGACATAACCATAATATTCTACCGTCAGATGTTTTTTGTTCTGACTTTTTTACTACAGTCAATTTACCACATATAAAACCTGTTAAATCTATAAATTTAGACATAAAAATACCTATGAAGCATTAGAGCAGATTTGTATAGCTCCCAGTCATTTGGGCTTGTGTATTCTATAACTTTAGGAAAGCTTCCATCTTTTTTCAGCATGAGAGCTATTCTTCTTCCAGACTTTTCTTTTACGTTTAAGTTGTTATCATATAGCCATTTGTATGCCGACAACTGCATTTTCCAGGTCTTGCTTTCAGAAGCAGGCGTTTTATAATCTATAATTACAGGAACATTAGAATTTTTTAAACGTACAACCGCATCAATTGCCCCAGTTATTTTTAAGTTATTGTCGTAATATCTTTCTTCTAGTGCTATTACATCATCAACCATTTCGTCAAAGAACTTGATGAACGAATCTACAAAGCCAGCAATGGGCTCATCAGGAGTAGGAAACCACTCATTCTTCGCATACATAAAACAATAATTATGAACCTTTGTACCTCTATCACAAGCGTTCTTTAAAACTCTTGGTGGTATTTTACTAAAATCATTATACTTACTTAGGCATTCGGTCACCCTTAAGTAACCTGTTTTTATTTCTTCGCTCATTCTTCTCTCCATAATATTTTAAACTTACCGCTTGTCTTAAACCTATATTATCGCTTATGCTTGTTTTAAAGCCAAGTAAAATAAAATTATTTAGCGTTAAATAAAGAATCAACAAATCGAGGAGTACTAGAAAATGACACTTAACGAATATCTTGACAGAGAAGGAATCAAAAAATATAAGTTTGCTGAAAAGACTGGAATAAGCCTAAGAACAATTTCATCAGCCTGCAATGGATATAAACTGAACCTATTTATGAGTAAAATTATAGAAGTATTTACCGATGGAGAGGTTACAGTAGATGAAATGCTTAGAAAACCAGATGAATCTAAAGATATAAAAAATGGCTAATAAGTTCAGTGGAGAGAGAGAAATACCAGAGTTTCCAGAATGTTCCGTCTTATATAATGACTATTTTCACAACAAGCAATCTGATATAGATGTAAGAGATGATGTAGATAAAATATTTATAAAAGAACGTATTCTGGATATTATATCTAATTTGTCGGAACGACAGGAAGGCGTATTAATAGCCAGATTTGGTATAAAAGATGGAATATCAAGTACGCTGCAAGAAGTAGGAGAAATGTATGGTATTACAAGAGAAAGGGTAAGGCAGATAGAAGCAAAAGGACTTAGAAAGCTTAGGCATCCTCTTTTAGCAGAGGTATTTTATGAGCTTGACGGCAGAGAAAAGCCAAAAGAAGAAGAAGAAGAAGAAGAAGAAGTTATTGTTGAGAAAAGAAAAGCACCACCGCAAGAAGTCAGTTTTAATCAGCGTGATCTAGTAGCTAGACACCCCAGTCCTGCGCTAATGTCGTGGTGGGATACTCAATTTAGCTATGTATGCAAAATGATGGATAACTCATTGCCAAGCCGTACATTTATCGGGAAATGTAATTGCCAATCTTGGAAAGCGGATTATAGAATTAGAATTAATCAATACGAGGCATTATGTTGCAAATGTTTCGATAAATTTTGGATGGAATTAGATGAATGAAGAAATTATAGAACTAGAAAAATATCAAATATCATGTTCTTTATTAATGCCAGATACTAATAGGCATCTTCCAAAAGATGTAGAAAACGAAGCTAAATGTTTGTTACTACAATATTATCGTGAGGAACAGTACAAGATTTTAGAGGACTTTGACGGCGAAATAGATATATTATTCCCTGAAATATCATATACGATAAGACCTCACTGGTCGGATGATGGTAAAATAGACGGCAAAACGATTGGGTTTTTCGCTACACCGTATTATTTAGATGACCATGAGGAGTTAAGATGAAATCATTTGACGAACAAGTACTAGATTGTCTTATAGCGACAAGCGAATATGCGGGTATGTCTTTAACACAACATGAAAGAGATCAGCTTAAGATTAAGTTCAATCTTGAGATATATCCAATGCAAACTGACTTCATAAATAAGATAAAAGAAAGAGAAACTAATAATATTATAAAAACTTAAGGAGAACCAATGAAAGAGGCAGTAATAATTGATATAGACGGAACACTTGCTAATATTAGTCATAGAAGACCTATGCTAGAAAGATTCCCAGTTCGTAATGAAGACGGTCTTATAATAAAACATACAAAGCCTGACTGGAATGCGTTTAATGAAGCCATAGAGCATGATACTCCTAATCATTGGTGTGTTAGATTAGTACAATCTTTAGAAACTGAAACTGTCTTCGAGTCACCTATAGATATTATATTTTTATCAGGTAGAGCGGAGTGCTATAGAGATATTACTGAGAAGCAAATAAACAGTTGGGTGGGTGGAAATTACGAGCTATACATGAGACCTTCTAAAGATTATCGCCCAGATACTGAGATCAAAGAAGAGATCTACAACAATGAAATAAAGGACAAATACAACGTATTATTTTGCGTAGACGATAGGGCTTGTGTTGTAAAGCAGTGGAGAAAGATGGGGATTGTATGCCTACAATGTGACGAAGGAGACTTTTAATGAAAATACCATCAGAAGAGTTTTGGTTTACCATGGGTTTTTGCTATTCTTTGGCTAATACTATAAAAGAAAGAGCTGAAATAGACAAGCCAACAAATAATAGCAGTCAAGACTTGCAAATGGCGGACATGGAAGAGCTTGTTGAAAGGCTTGGCCGAATAGCAGAAGTAGGCCATCCAGAAATAGAAAGTCATCCTTATTATCCACCAGGCGTTAGTTAGACAATGAAAACACACTCATTTAAAAGTAAAGTACCCAAGCGTAAGCGTGGTAAGGTGCTACTACCGAAGTACAAGAAGAAGATCTGTTTTTTTGATAAATGGCTTCTTAAAAAAGTAAAGCCATTCTGTCTTTTCTCAGATATGCTCCCAAGGTTACCTGGAGCAACAGTTAAATTTAGAAGATACCATCAGGAGACATAATGGAAGAATATGTATCAATAGAGGAAGAGCTTTCTATACTAAGAAGAGAAGCTAGACTTAAGGAAGGAAGGAAGAACTTTTTGCAGGATAACTACAAGAATGTATATTTTGACATGAAGAAGGTTCTTTCACAGTCTAAAGACTTTGATGAGCTTAAAGAAAGCTTTACTGAACTAGTTATGATGATTGGCGATTTAGTTAATATGACCGATGACTTCCAAACAAAACATTCTTATAATATTTTTAAACATTAGGAGAACCCATGATAGAAGAAGAGCTTATGAGCTGAATTAGATCTATATTGACGTACACAAGAAAAGCCAGTTTTGTGTGTATGTTGTTGTTGTCATGCACACGAAATGCCGTTTTTTGCGGTATAAAATCGTCAAAAGTGCCGTTTTGTATATACTCAAATATATACAAACTTCTTTGTGAATACTGAAACGTGGTTTTGATAACCACAAACTAAATGAAAAGCTGCTTTACACATCACTTATACACCGTTAATATATCTGTATAAACACCTGTAAAGCTGTATTTACACGTCAAATATAATAATAATAATTCTTAATAATAATGATGTCTTGCGATACAATGTGGAAAGTTTGGCAAGATATTTAGATGAAAATCTAAAAAGCAATAGGCAACCCTACAGAGTGTCGAGCTCAGGTTACCTATAATGCGAGAAACCAACGAATAAGACTAATATAACATACTCTTAAAATGTATAAAAGTCTTAGTTTCAACTAATTTCAAGTTGAAAACGTGTCTAGCATAGCACACTTCGTTGATTTCTCACAATATACAATCATTCTTTTAATATTGGAGACGAAATTATGACCGAAAATCAATTCACAGATGAATGCAGTTCGCACAAATATTTCACACAAACAACAAACATCATATTTGAATTAGGATTAACAGCGTATGAGATAGCTCTATATATGGCTATTAAGAGAACAGCAGGTCAAAAAGGATTGTGCAAGAAGGGGACAAAAAGATTAGCGCTAGAGTCTGGCATGTCTATAGGAACAGTATCTAGTACTAAAAGAAAGCTATGTGAACCTAGAAAAGAATTAGAAGGAAAATCATTAATAAGAATAGAAAGTGTAGTACACGAAAGTGGGGGTAATGGCGTTGATCATATTTTTATAACAGACATTTGGGATGAAAATCATGAGCTTTTCAATAAGAATAAAAAAAAGAATACCTATTCACCACATGAACCCCCCTATTCACCACATGAACCCCCCTATTCACCACATGAACCCCCCTATTCACCACATGAACCAAAGAATAACCTAAATAAGAATAACCTAAATAAGAATAACCTAAATAAGAAAGATATACCTAAAGGTATATACAAAGAAAAATCGTCTAAAGCCTCAAAAACTATTCCAAAATTTGTCAATGAAGAAAGGGAAGATACAATTCCAGTCAGAGATGAGATACACCTAACCCAAGAACAGATTGATAGCCTAGAGAGTAAATATTCACCTGAAATGTTAGAGATTATGTACGATAAGTTAAACTTACAGCATATAAGCATTGCCGAAGGCGTTGTTAAGCGTAAGAAACCGTACACATTTTCAGTATTCAGCAAGCACTCGTGGCTATGGGATACCTCAACAAACTGTATGGCATCAACTGGAACAAGAAAGTCATTCAGAGAAACTTTCAAAGATAAAGTTAAGTCTAACTTCAAACACGGAGAGGTATACAATTCAGCAGAGTATAGCTCTAGTGAAACAGCCTGTTCTTTTAATCGTGGTATGAATTTTTATCAGGTGAAATGGGATGATTATCAGTTCGAAGATAAGTTTAATCAAATGCTTAAGAGATACGGCATATCATTCGGGCAGGGGATAGATTAAATGATTGTACACGGCAGAATATTTGAAGGAAGGTTCAGATTTTTCCCTGAACCAACAGATGAGAATCTTATACGTTGTAAGCGTTGCGGTGGTAACAAGGGCAGGGTATTTGAAGTCAACAAACCTGAAGGAGATACCCGCTTAGTTTGGTTTTGCATGAATAATGACTGTTTACAGCTAGATTCCGTAATCGTCAAACAATAAAGACTGGCAAATAGCCCTAGAACGAACAGAAACACACCCTGTAGCCGTTAACGTGGTTATTTTGATGTCACGGTTGTTTTGAATATTATAGGCCATTAGAATAGCCTTAAAACAATTCTAACACTTTTAGGGGATAGGCTCGAGACCGAAAACCAGTTACCCAGCTGGCTTCCCTTACTTTTCAATTGGGATACCCCCGGGAGGGTTTATGGAAAAATATTTTTATATACCGAATATAAAACTTATTGGTTATGGAAGATGTCAGACGTATCAAATATCATGTTCAAAATGCAATCTAACATTAAGCGATAAATGGTTTAATACATTTGAAGAAAAGAAAGCATACCTATTAAATATAAATGAAAATAAACGTATTATGCGTAGAAAACCATATCTAATGATATAACCAGCGTATGAATTGATCTTTTAACAAAACGAGCGCCCTTAAGGTGTTTTAAAAGGAGTTTAAGGAATGTTACAAGATTTGATAGTGGAGTTCCTGGGGCAGGATTTATATTATATATTTCGATTAACCTTAGTTGCTTTGATAGTTAAATATTTATTTTTCAGAAAGTTGGCGTTAAAAGGATAATAGAATGGAAGATTGCGATAGCGGAGATGTATAAAGTAAAGGAAGCTTATTTTAACGATATTTATGAATAGGAGTTTAAGAAATGGAAACAAAAGATGCTTACGAACAGTTATATGAATATGTATATAGGCAAACAATAGAAACAGCAACAGAAAAACTACTACTGTATGGTTATGTTGATGAAGAAGAAGTCCTTTCTGATATGAAAAGTAAACTAGGAATGCTTTGTAAAACTTCGTATAATAACGCAAATGATGCTTGACAATACACTGTAGATGGGTTATAGTTATATCTTTAAACTTCAAACTTTGAGTGTTATGAGATACAAGGAAAGTAAGCTTGAAGCTTTCAAGAAAAGTTTGAACTTCACAGAAAAAATGGCTACTGCATTAGAGCAGTTGAGAGTAGAGGCCTTGAAATCCTCAAGAAAAAATAGAAAAGACAAAAACAGGCGTAAAATGAAGTGGATATTAACAAGAGATAGAGAGCTTATTAATCTTGATCGGGTATCTTTTATTTATTTATCTGATAATCTTATTAAGTTCGAGTTTGAAGTTGGAGAAGAAGGCGAAAATGAGTATGAGCAATTTAATACTCCCGAAGAAGCCAGTATTCAGTACGAAAAGTATATAGCAATGTTAATAAATTAAAGCCATGGAGGGCATAATATGAATGATAAAGAAGAAATGGAAATAGCAATGGATAACTTAAAAATTACTGATTCTATTATTGAAAAGTTTGAGCATGATCTTGATAGCTTGTCGGGAGTTGATGATCTTAAAAAAATAAATATAGCACTAGCTATAGCGTGTTCCTATGGCAACAGCAAAGGAGCTGGAAATAAAATACTTAAAATAATTGCAGAGCGAATGTTTGAAGAGATCATTGTGATAGAAGAAGAGGAATGCGAAGAAGAGGCCGAAGAAGCACCCGAAGAATCTAATAAAGCGTTAAATGATATTATCAAAGCTTTACACGCCATATTTGAGAGGGACGCAAAATGATAATAGTATCTTATAACGAATGCCCCGATAGCGCTACTATGATAGCAACAATCAGCGTATATATCCAAGAATGGCATATGACTATTAACAACATTGCTATAATAAAATCAAAGCATGGCGGGTGGTTTGTTGGTCTTCCTACTTATAAAAACAAAAATACTGATTGTTGGGATAAGACTGTATTATTCGACCTTGATGCACATAAAAAGTTTACTAATACATTGCACGAAGTTATTTCTGAATATGCAGAGTCTAATAATATAAAACTTGCACAACCTTAAACAAAAAATGGAGATCGAAATGGAACAACTAACAAAGACACAAATTCGTAAAGATAACATAATAAAACGCAAGCTTGCACGTATACAAATAATCCCTAAAAATATACACAAAGCACTCGTTTCTCTTGATGCAGAACTTGATGATATGAAGTCAGAAATAAGAAGCGCTCTAGCGGGAAAGAAAATATCTTGTCAGCGTATTAGATTAAAAACCCTCGCTTTAAGATCTGTTTTCAAAGACTTTCGCAAGCTTACAAACGCCGAGGAAAAGAAAAAATGACAATACAACAATTTGATATTAGAGAAAGCTGTTTTGCTTGGGTAGATAGTATCGAAGATAGTATTGTAGAACATGATCAGTTTTTAAATACTATTGATCATACATTGCGTGATATTGCTTTAGATGTTTTATACAATATAAACTTATCCTCATCTGCTCAAGCACTTAAAAAGCTTGAGTATTTAGAAAATTATACTGGTTCTCAAGATCTCTTTTGTCCGCAGTCAATTATGAATGTTATCCGTGACTTAAGATTACTAATCGGGATATAACGATGCCTGAAGAATTTTATGATTTTGCAGAAAGCTGTTTAATACTGTTTCTAGCTGTTTTCTTAGTATTGCATATGCTTGTAATGGGTACTTGTATATCGAACGAAATAGGGCTATCTCTATTAGCGACAGGGCTATTTATGGTCTATAATATCGTAAAAGACTTGGCAGGAAACAATGACGATGAACCAAAACTTAATTAAGGTTAAAAAATGATACAGTCAACTATATCGCTATCAGAAATTAAACTAACACTGCTAGCGTCGGGCGTAGAATATGATCAACTAGATTATTCAATGATATGGGCTTTTGGATCTTTAGACATACCGATTAAAGAATGGATACCCGCTTGGAATGAAAAACACAAAGATATTTTCGAAATGGTTGGGACTGATACCGTTTTCGATACAGTATATAAAGTAGGCAAATCCTTTTCAACTTTGGAGATGTAATGCCCATAAAAACTATCACGATTGACGGAATACCGAAGGGTCAACCACGGCCTAGATTCGCTAACATTGGTAGCTTTGTTAAAGTCTATGACCCATCTTGTAAGATTAAAAAAGAGATAGCAAAAATAATCTCTGAACAGTGGGTTGATGATATAATAACATCTCCGATAGAAATGAAAATTGTGTTTTATATGCCGATACCAAAGTCGCTATCAAAGAAGAAGAAAAAAGCTATAATAGAAGATGACTCACGACACTCTAAAAAGCCTGATATAGACAATCTTATTAAGATGCCACTTGACGTAATGAACGGTCTAGTATATCACGATGACAACCAAATATGGCGTATAGAAGGTCTAAGAATATATGATGAAAACCCAAGAACAGAAATAATATTGAGGTACGGTATGAATGAAAAGCTTAAGTATTGTTATCACGCAATTAAAAAGTGGTTGTCAAGCGTTTATGAGCAGTGGAAAGCAGAGGAATAGAAAAAGAGGCGTAACGTATGCTACGCCCCAATGTTTTGGAAGATATTCTATTAATTACTTTAAATCAGTTATTAACCCTAGTATAAATTCTTTGCGGTTATCTACTGACTTTTCTATTGCTTTAATATAATCCAATGACATCATCGCAAAGGCATTAACCATTGATCCCAATACAATTTCAACATCAAAACCTTCTTCTAGAGCTTTCTCAGAAAGAATTTCTACTATTTCTTCACTAGTTTCGCACATTTGTTTATGTAATTGTAGATGTTCTTCGTTCATTCTGATACCTCTATTTTGTTAATTCTTCTATTAGCTTATCTTTGATTATATCAATGCCAAATATTGCTAATCCGTTTATCTCTAAAACTTTATAAGAATGTTCGCCGTTGTTATATGTTCTACACTCAACTGTATTATCTTTATCTGCTCTTATGTGAGCGTGAAAGCTTATTCCCATTCTATCCATTATTTAGATTCCTTGTTTAAGATTTCAGAGGCATCTTTAGTGTAGATAGTTATGCCTGTTTTTGATTCTAGCACTAGCCATACTTCTGATAATATCAGTAGCCCCTCATCTGATACGTGACACATCTCAATTTTATGACCTTTTTTTATTTCATGCATCTCAATGTACTTGGGTTTCTCAACAACTTTAGCACTTGTATTTTGCTTTTTCTGTTTAGTGCTAACTTGATCATTGATTACTTTTGATACAGTAGATGTAGCCACTTTAAATAATTTGGCTATATGACTTTGTGTATATTTGCCTGTATTTACCAGTTTCTTAATTCTGAAGATTTCATCTTTTGTTAAATCCATCGGCTTTTTATATTCTTGAGATTCGTTGGGTGTTCTATTGCTATTTAGTATTCGTGATGTTGTTGTCGGACATATATCAAGCATATCTGACATCTCATTCTGCGAGTACCGATTTTCTTTAGCTAGTATAATTAGCTTGTTGCGCTTGTATTTAGTTATTTGCGGTCTGCGTTTTTTATATTCTTTGACTTCTTCTTCTTTGAAAAAGGCTTTCTTAATCTTTTTAAATATGTTCATTCTGTTCTCCTTTTTAGCTAAACAAGATGTTTGTTAAGCCTTCTTTTATGTTGTTTATTGATTCTATCTGATTGCCTATGCTCATTAATGATAAGGGCTTGATGCCGTCAATAGAAGGTAGCAGTGATATATCTATTTCTATTAGCTCGCCGTCCCCGAGTTTATATAAAAAAGTGTCTTTAGAGACGATGGTTTCGGGGAAAACGATAAAGAATTGCGTTATAGACAAAAGTAGCTCTTTATTGTCTGATAAGTATGTATTTTGGGATAATATAGTTGTTTCTATTTTGTCTATTAATTTCTTATCACTCATTCTGTTCTCCTATTTTTGTTTAAACTTTCTTCCGTATCTTGTCTTTTGAGGTGTCCTTTCGTGCAGTATACCACAGAAAAACCCCACGAAATATGAACCAATCGTAATTAGTATCACAGTAAAGACCGTCATTGTTTTATCTCCTCGTGCCATTCTCCACGCTTGAAATAAACTTCTACAAGATTATTATTGGTAAACTCCTCAAAGCCTGGAGTAATATATTCTTCATAAAGAAAATCAAATATCCAGGTTTCTCCAAGCTCTACATATCCATGTTTTGATTCTCTATAATATCTATCTAGCTTCAATTTCATCATCTACCACGCTTTTTTGTAAGTCTTTAATATATAGTATTACGTCCTCTAGCCGTGAGCTTTCTCCTAAATGTAGTCTCCGCTGAAACTCTTTACTGACTTTATCCATCATTTGACGGTTAGTAACGGTATCCACATCATACCCCTTTCTCTAGCTCTAATAGATTAATGCCCTTGGCTTCAAGATAGCCCCTAGCCGTGAAATGTTCTATTAAAATATCGAATTCATCCGTGTAGATATATTCGCAGTTTAAATTGTCGCTTAAAGATGATTGCGCACTGCTTAAAGTGTCTAAATATGTTTGTTTATAAGATTCTAAAGTGTTCATTCTGTTCTCCATTGTTTTATTATATTGTTTCGGCTTTTAGCTCTATCTCATAGCCAAGTGCTTTGATGCAATTTATAGCGTTTTGTGATAGTGTCGTTTTTTGTGTCATTGCACAAAATAGCTTTGACTTTTCGCACATCGGGTAAAATCTTCTATTGCCATATACGCTCCTAATTTGTATTGTTATTTTCATTCTTTTCTCCACTGTTTTATATTGTTATCAACCGCAACCTGGTTTATATCCATCATGTATTAGACATAGGACAATTATCCCTATGAATATTAAAAATCTTGTTCCTAGCATTCTGTTCCCATGTTTGTTATTATATTTCTTTGATTATCTGTTAAAATATGGATTGGATTAGCTTTAGTTTCTTTATAAAATCCGACACACGTACCGCCCGCTTTAAATAATGATTGGATATATTCTTTATTGTTTTTAGCGTATTTCTTACCGTTGATTATCTTCATTCTGTTACCCCATTGTTGGGGGCTATTAACCCCCTGCTTTGTTATAGAAGTGCTAGCAAGCTAGAGTATCGGTTAATATCTTCTTAAGCTCTCTATTAGCTTGGGCGCTTGTCTTATATTTCTGAAAGCCATCAACGCTTTCAATGTCACATTCTTTATCCATTTTTCTGATAGTATATAAGCGTTCATCGTCAATATTGTTCTGTTCGCTAGAGATAAAATAAATGTTATCTAAAATCTTGTAGCCATATTTCGCAAGTCTACTTTTAAAGAAACGGCTCCAGTCTTTGTCAAACCAATGACCTCGGTTAGTTTTGTTTTCGTAAATTGTTTTAATATCATCTATATGTATTTTATTAATCTTCATTCTGTTAACTCCATTTTTGTTTAATATTATTAAAGACTGTATAAAGTTACTCTATTGCTCAGAGAATATTTCGTGCTAAGCTGATCACAATTTTCGCTTCATCTTATCTTTTAATACTCTTACAATAACTCAGTGCGCGTTTTATTGCAATTACTTTTTAAAGTTATATTGCAAGGGCAAGTAAAATAGCTTGCTTTACACTATGAGATTTAATACATTAAAAATAAAAAGTGAGGCAAGATATGAGTAAGATTAAAGCTAAAGTTAAGATCAAAAAGCCTGTAAAATGGGCGCTAAAACACGATTGTTGCGTAAATTGCGGGACTATTAAAAGAAAGCACCGCGGGCGGGGACTGTGTGTTAAATGTTATGCTAGAGAGTTAACAGTATCTATTAAATCAAAAGCTAGAGATATAAGAGATCAAGCCGACGCAAAAAACGCATGTAGACCTCTTGAATGGACACCTGAGCGCTGCAAAAAAGAAGCTGATGATTTTTTGAAGTGGTCGGATTATGAAAATAATTTAGTGATGGAAAAGTTCGGGCTATATCGTGAACCTCCTTACACACGCTCTACAATGTATAAGATTGCTGAAAAAGATGTAAATTTTGCTTCAGCAATGGCAATTGTTAGGGAACGATTAAGAACCCGTCGTGAAGAAGGAGCCTCTAGAGGTACTTATAACGCAAGCGTATTTCAATTTTGCCACGGCTTTCAAGATCGTGATAATCAAGATAAAAATCAGAGCTTTACAAGTTATAAAGATGAGCGAAAGAAAGTTAGCGACACTGCGGACATTAATAAGCAAAAACAGGCTTTAGATGAGTCTAAGCAATTTGTTGAGGATGCTAAGAAACGGCTAGCTAAAAAGAAGAAGCTTGAGAAAGCTTAAGACTAGCATTTGTTTTTATATAATCTTTGGTTATGTGATTTAAGCGACTTTCGTTATTGAGCTCAAGTCTAGAATTATGCTCACACGCTAAGTGCGTATGTTTCACATAATCTTTGATTATATGTTTTAGAGAATTGTTGTCAATAGTAAAGATAAGTGCTTATTGCGTGTAAAAGTGCAGTGTTCTATTGTCTATATATCTACAGTGATAAAACGACGATAAATTTATTTTCAAAGCTCAGATTCTTGACACTCAACACACTAAAAGCAGGGGCAATTACACATTGAAGGACACTAAACACAACACTATATATATACATACACACACAACACACACACAACACACACACAACACACACACATAGGCTACGTTGCGACAACACACACGCAAGCGCTCAACACAAGCGTGACATATAGCGACTGCAACACGATGCGACTAACGGCGCTAGAAACAAAGACGCTACAAGATGGAGGGGGAACGAATGCAACATCAATGACTATCGCTTGCGACTTGTATATATACGGACTTTTACAAAAGCTCTCCAATGGGAATCCCTGTGGGGAGAATGCTTTATAATATTATGGCTCCTCCCAATTTTATTTTTTATTTTTTTTAAAAAAACGCTAACATTCAACATGCAAACAGTGTAGAAATAAATATGCGTTATAACAATATGGAGAAGATATGAATGATGAAACCAAACAAGAAATAGCAGAGTTTATAGCAGATAAAGAAAAGCGTATACTGTCGCTGTACAAGGTCAAAGACAAGTGGGGTAAAGTAGATGTCATAAAGCCTAATATAACTCAAGCAAGGCTGCTTAAAGAGAGTCATACACGTAATGTAATACCAAAGGCAAGACAACATGGGATAACTACTGGGGTATGTGTATTTGTAATACTTGATGAGTGTTTATTTAATGATAATTTTAAGGCTGCGATAATAGCGCATAGAGAGAGTGATGCATTAAAGATATTTGCATCTAAGATAAGATTTCCATATGAGCAGATACCACAATATTTAAAAGATTCTGGATTTGTACCGAAGGCTATAAGATTAACTACATCATCTATTGAGTTTGACAATGGTTCTATAATTACAGCGGATACGATGGTGAGGTCTGATACGTTACAGATATTGCATGTAAGTGAGCTTGCTAAGATGTATCAACAGTTCCCTGCTAAAGCGGAAGAGGTAAAGACTGGAGCGATACCAGCAGCAGAGAAGGGGAAGATATTTATTGAGTCTACAATGGAGGGAAGATATGGGCTTATGCCTGATTTGTGTAATGATGCTTTGGATGTTCAAGAGTCTGGGAGAAAGTTAACTTCTAAAGATTTTAAGTTCTTTTTCTTTCCATGGTATGACAACCCAGAATATCAATTGTTTGAGGACTACCCATTATCAGAGCGTATAAATGAGTATTTTCATAGTCTTGTTGTTGAGAGTGGAATACATTTGAATGATGCCCAGAAGAAGTGGTATGCGGCAGAAGAGCGTATTCAGGGTGATAAGATGCAACAAGAGTATCCTTCTACATATAAAGAGGCGATAGAGGTATCTAGTGATGCTTATTATTATCAGAAAGCCTTGAATGAATTGCGGGAGAATAACCAGATAAACACTGTACCTGTTAATAAAGATCTACCGACATTTACAAGCTGGGATTTGGGCTTTAGTGATGCTACTGCGATATGGATTGTGCAAGTACAGGGGATATATATAAGAGTTGTTGGTTATTATGAGAATAACAATGAGAGCTTATCTACATATGTTCATTGGTTACGGAAATGGCAAGAGAAACATAAAGTTATATTTGATGCTCATTATTTACCTCATGATGTTAGAGTGCATGATATTAGTACTGGTATAAGTCGTAAGAATACTTTGGAGAAGATGGGTTTAAGTGTAACTGTTCTTGATAGACTTCCTGTTGAAGATGGTATTGATATTGTCAGAGAGTTACTGCCTAATTGTTGGTTTGATTTAAATGCTTGTTCTGCTGGGATTAAGAATCTTGATGGTTATCGAAAAGATGTTACGGCTGATGGATTGGTATGTAATAAGCCAAAAGACCACCAGAAAGCTGGTCATGGAGCTGATAGTTTTAGATATATGGCGATTGGTTTAAAGAAATACGGTGGAATGCATGAAAACACTCTTAGTAAAGATGATATTATCAATCGCAGTAACTATTATAGACGTTGATAAATAAGATGTATTGCTGATAGTTTTAAAATAATATATAAAATTTAATTTGTTAGGCGGTTATTGAAATGAAAACTAATAAAGAACGATTTGAAGATGCATATAATGAGGCCTTAAATGAAACAACAGGATTTTTACAAGAAGCCTATACAGATTATAAGTTCTTTGTTGGTGATCAGTGGACTAGCGAAGAGAAATCCTATTTAGCTAAGTTTGGTAGAGAGCCTGTTGTCTTTAATTATTTGAGAAGATTTATTAAGCGTGTTGGTGGACATCAAAGAAAGAATAGAATGGCAACATCTATAGAACCAACAGAAACACAAGACGAGTACATAGCAGAGATTTATGACGATGTGCAGAAGTGGGTGATACTTAAAGATAGTGTTTACCAAACAATCTCTGATGCATTTGAGAAGGGTTCTCTTGTTACTGGATGGAATCTACTTCACCCCTATATGGATTATAGTACTGATCCTATTAATGGTATGATAAAGACAAAGCGCCGAGCATATAATACTTTTTTATTATCGCCTGATTTCACACGTTTAGATTTATCTGACTGTCGTTATCTTATTACTAGCGACTTTATGAGTAGAGATATGGCAAAAGGACTGCTTCCTAATAAGGCTAGTGCTATTGATGATCTTCCTGGTGGCCTTATAGACAATAAATTTGAATTTATCGGAACAGATCACTTAGAGAGCGATGATGTTGTAAACTATACCGAGTTCTGGGAGAAGGTAACTATAAAACGTTATATGACAATAGATAATGTCAGTGGTGAAACTATAAAATGGAATGGTTCTAAAGCTGATCTTAATCGCCATATAGAGAAGTTCCCCTGGGTGTCATATATAGCCTTCTTTGAGCCTACTGTTCAGATGACTGTATTCATACAGGGTGAGGAGATGTATCATGGTATAGACCCTTATGGTAGCAAAGAACGAGGCATTTCATTTGGTGAGTATCCTCATGTTCTTGTTCCTGGTTATTTTGAGCCTGATTTCCCAGATTTCAGATATAAGATACAGGGTATTGGAAGAACAATGCGAGATGCCCAAAGAGAAGAGAATAAAAGACGATGTCAGATGTTTTCTATTTTGGATAGTTCTCCGTATGGTGGATATATTGTAAAGAATGGATCTGTAATAAATCATGATGACTTATATCAGACTGGTCCTGGTGTTGTTATAACACTTGATAAAGCAGCACAAATGAGTGATGTTCAAGAGTTGCGCCAGAGAGAGATTCCACAGAGTACTATGCAGTTAAGCCAACAGTTAAAGAATGATCTTATTGAACTTGGTGGTGGTAGTGAAGAGTTTGTCGGAACTGCTGATACTGGTAATACACAAATTTCTGGAACACTTGCTAAGATGCGAGCCAGCAATAGTGTTGAAAGCTTACAAGATTTGATTGATAATCTGAATTTTGCACAAGAAAACCTCGGAAGAAAACACGTTAAGTTTATTAATATAAATTTCACTAGTGAGTTTATAGAGAAGATAACTAATAAAGAAATTCCAGAAGGATTCTTTGATGAGGATGTATCTAAGTTTAATCTAGTAGCTGCTGAAGGAATGCTAACAGATACTAATAAGAACTTGGCATATGTACAATCTCTACAAGCATTACAGTCTGGTGTTAATATACCTCATAAGTTTGTTGTTTCTAATCTACCTATTGCTAATAAGAGTGAGCTAATGCGCATGTATGATGAAGAGGCAGAACAGGCACAGCAACAGCAAGCCAAACTAGCAGAGATGGAAGATATGCAGAAGCGTTTAGCCAATGCAGAGATAATTCATAAGCTAAGTCTTGGAGAGCAGCAGAGAAAACGTTCTGTAGCTGATGAAGCACTAGCCATGGAAAGAGTAAGTGAAAGTAAACTTAATCAATCTAAGGTTATTAATAACAGAATAGATGCAGTATTAAAACAGATTCAGGTAACAAAAGAAATTCAGGGTATGGATTTAGATCGTATGCAGAGTGCTGTAAGATTTGTTCTTGAGATGTATGAAAATAAACGCATTGAAGAAACAGAAGAAACTCAATCTAGTAAAGCAATGATAAGTCAAGATAGCCAGAATAGTCTTTTAGAACTTGCTCTTACTGATAATATGAAAGATAACGGTACTCAAGAGAGAATATCGCAACCAGATACAGGTGTAGTATAATAAAAACAAATAAGCTTTGCATAATATCGTGTATATTATTATTTTAGACTTAAATTATAGGAGAGTTTGTGGCACATACTAATAGAGATATAGCACAAGAGGCAGCTGAAAATTTTCTTGCTCATGAAGTATGGGAAATAGCAGACGAGTATTATAATAAGAATGGATGGAATGAAATGTATATCACTAAGATATCAAAACGTGATAAAAAAGAAAGAATAGTACGTAGCCATATAGCAGTATGCGAATGCAAACCTGGCATGGAAGAGTATTTGCGTAATACTATAGGAGTTATGGGTAGTTTTTGTTTGTACATACGAAGAAAACCAAGAAAGATCAAACATGTTTGGAATCTGCCACTTACCAATCAAGGCGGTATTATTATCCCAGATGGGCGAGCCTCAAGTCTTATTTTGGATAGTGTTGCTAAGATTAAGGGCAGAGAATGTATCAGACCCGAGAGTTATGCATCTATCGGAGCTGATATATAAAAAAGGTGATGCCGACCTGCTCCTTGTTTATTCAGGGAGCATCGGGCGATTTATGAGGCAAATAATTAAAATTGAGGTGAAGAATGAGTTTTGAAGATAATGATTCGGGCGTAGACAACACACAGGATGCCGCTGTGACACAGGATGCCGCTGTACAATCGGGCGATGTTCAAAGAGATACCAATCCTAATGCTGAAGATTTCAGAGGAATGAGGGGTGTCATTAAAGAACTTAAGGGTAAAAATGATACATTAACAAATCAGTTAATGGAAGTTAATCAACGACTTACACAACTATATGAAAAGCCAGTTGTTAAAGACGACCCTTTTAATGGTAGAGATGGGACAGATTTCTTAACTATTGCTGAACAAAAAGAGCGTGAAGATGCTCTTATAAAAAGAATGGAAAATGAAAAAATCAATCTTGAAGCAAAGACACAGTTAATTGGATTCTTATCATCTACACCTGATTATGAAAAAACTTTAGAAAAATACGGCAAAACATTGCCATTGAAGTTACGCACATTTTTGTCCAAGCACCCAAATGACGTGGATGCCATGGCAGCGGCTTATGAAACTTGCAAAGAAGGACAGTCATATATCAAAGATCATGGTAAGCAACAGATCCATGAGAATGCTCGAAGAGCAACAGAGAATATGAATAAACCAGGTGCTGGCAGTAGTGCTGGTAGTGGTGGAACTGTTAGTCTAGCTAGTAAGCTAAAGAACATGACCCGTGATGAACGGAGAGCATGGTCAGATAAGTGTATACGAGATGGTGGCCGATAACAGGAGTATTTCTTATGTCAAATATGACAAAAGTAGACGATTTAAAGTATGCGGTTGGTGTTCACTATGCAGGTTTAATGATCGACAGAGCTGAACCATTTGAGATCCATAATTTATTTTCAAAGAAAGTTAAAATGCCTAAAGGGTCTGGTGATCAATTTAAAGTAGGTGGTTTCTTACCACTTGATCCTGCTTTGGTTTCATTAGCTGAAGGTACACCACCTGCTGGTCAGAAATTGACCAATGTCAGGAAGACAGTTAGACTTAAGCAATACGGAGATTATGTTGAGATCACTGATAAATGTGATTATACAATGGAAGATCCTGTATTGAACGAATCCACTAAGCTTCTAGGTGAGCAGATGGGTCGTAGTCTTGATATTCTTACACGAGATGTCATGGCTGCTACAGCATCTAGTTATACCTGCCAGTATGGTGCATTGGTAGCTACAGACTTAAGCCGTAAAGATCTTCGTCAAGTTGTTAAGACTCTTATGGAGAATGATGGAAGACCTTTCAATGCTATGCAAGAAGGTGTTAATAAGTTCGGAACAGCTCCATTGCCAGAAACATTCTGGGCTCTATCTTCTGTATCAATGATGGATGATATTGCTGACATTCCTGGATTTAAGAATAAAGCAGAATACCCAAGTTCTAGTGGATTACATCCTGCTGAATTTGGTAACACTGATTATATTCGTTGGATGCTATCATCTCTTGGATATTATGATGCTGATACTGGCTATTACAGTGCATTTGTTATGGCAAAGAATGCTCAAGTAACAGTTGATATGGAAGGCGCTATATCTACAGAGTTTAAAGATTTCGGTTCTGCTGGAACAGCTGATCCGTTAAGCCAGATTGCAACTCATGGATGGAAATCAATGGGATACGGTTCTTTGATTCTTAACGATAACTGGCTGACCGAGATGTTGATGACTCACACAGCTTAAACTTAAGGAGATAAAAATATGGCTTATACAAAAACCATCTGGTTAAAAAGTACTGGTGCAGCTCGTAATGTAGATGTTGGTTTCGTTTCAGATAGAATTGATGCTATCAATCATACTGAATATGGAACAGATTCTAAGAAAGTTGTTCACCACTGGAATAAAGAGATGACCGCTGGTTATGCTCTTACTGATTTAGCGGAAGATACCTCTATAAATAAGGTTATCACTTCTGCTAATGGTTTCACGCCTTACAATGCTACCGATGTTACCACTAACCAAGCAACTGTATCTGGTGCATCGGCTGCTAGCCCTTGTGTCATTACTGCAACTGCTCATGGTTTTGGTGCTGCTGGTACTGTTTTCAAAGTGAAACTAAAAGATATTGTTGGTATGACCGAAATCAATAATGTCATCTATAGTGCAACTATTGTAGATGCTAATTCATTCTCTCTAAAAACATTACAAGGTAATAACCTAGATTCATCTGCTTTTACTGCTTACAGTTCTGGTGGTGTTGCCCTAGCTCTTGACCTTGTTGTTGAGAATGAAGGTGTTGCTGGTGTCACTCTTGGAACAGTAATTGTTGGTGCTGCTGCTTCCTGGATTGAATTACAATGTCATTTAGACGATGATTTTGTAAATATTGGATAGTAGTTCATAACTATTATTATGTTACCCCCTGCTTTTGTGGGGGGTTTGTTTGACTTGTTCTTTGTATAATAGTATGTTACAATATCATTTCTTAACCAAAAGTGGAGATGATAAGTGGATAAAGAAGAGCTAAGAGAAAAAGAAAGATTACGTGCTAAAAAGTTTAGGGAAGAAAATCCAGAACGATATAAAGAGATTTGTGCTAAATCAAGAGAAAAGCATAAAGAAAAAAACAAGTTAAGAAGAAAAGAACAGTATAAAGATAATATAGAATATAGAAGAAAGAAAGGAAGAGAGTCCGCAGAACGCTTTAAAGAAAATAGTCCAGATAAACTATTAGAATCTACTGCTAGATATAGAGATAAAAACAGAGATGTTCTTAATAATAGACAGCGTATATGGAGATTTGAAAATAAAGAAAAAGCTAAAGAATATTATAAAAAATCTTTTTATAAGAATCCGCAGAAAGTTTGTGCTAGACAAAGAATTTATAAAGCATTAATAAGAGGAAAGATTAAGCGCCCTGAAACGTGTCAGGTATGTAATAAGAAATGTAAATTAGAGGCACACCATAAAGACTACGACAAGCCTTTAGAGGTAATATGGTGTTGTAAACAATGTCATGTAGCATTGCACAAAAGAAAAGAGTTAGAACTTAATGTTAATTAATTTGAGGTAAATTATGGCTAAAGTAAAAAAAGTAAATGATGAAAAAGAGCTACAGGCTTTAATGGAAGAGAAGAAGGCTTTAACTGAAGAGAACGAGTTTTTATCTTCTGAATATGATAGACTTCATGAAGAAGATAAACTGGCCTTTGCTAAGTTTAAAAAAAAGCTAGAGAATGAAAAGATTAATGATGAATTAAGAAATGCTGGTAAACTGATAAAGATGTGCAAAATGCAATTTCATTACCAAGAAGAACCTGGTGGAACATTGAACTTTACAAAACAATGCATAAGATATTCCTTTAGAGATGGTGAACAGTATACTGTTTTGAAAGAAATAGCAGACCACATAAATACTAGAAAGTATCCTGACAGAGCATTAATAAGAAAGCCAGGAGCTTCAAAAGCAACTTTAGAAATAGTAGGTTCTATACCGCGTTGTTCAGCAACAATAATAGAAACCTTTGAAAAAGAATACGATCCTAAAACTGATATACCAGATCAAAGCTTATGGGGTCAAAAAGCACAATCAATAAGAGTATAACATAGGTATATAAAATGGCTTTGTGGGATTACCAAACAATTATAGCAGAAGTCCGTGGACTAGTTATGAAACGTAGTTCGAATCAAATCTCTGATATAGAGATAGGAAATAAGATAAATCAATATCTTAGATTTAAGTTTGCTCAAGAAGTAAACCCTATTGAATTAAGAGATAACTATGAATTTGTAACAGTTGACGGAACACAAGAATATACAATAGATCAAGATACAGTAACTGGTTTTGAAGGTAGTGTTTTTGTTTCTGAAACTGATACTATTGGTGATCCTGCAACAATGTGGCAAGATCCATCGTTATTTTATTTACAATATCCTACTGAAGATTTGACCTCATCAGATGAAGGAGAACCTACTGACTTTTTATATGGTTCTGGTAAGTTCATATTATCTCCTGTACCTGATGCTGTCTATTATATTAAGATGCCATGTATTATAAGACCTAGCATACTATCTAATCCTACTGATGTACCTAGTGCTAATGGTAGAGAATATGAAGAGTGGGGTCCTGTAATAGCTCATGGAGCTTCTGTAGATATTCTTGAGAAAGCTGGAGAAGATGATCGACTTGAAAGAGTTATGCAATGGTATCAAAGAGAAACGTTACTACTTAAAAAGAGAGCTGTTTTTCAAAGTGCAAATAAACGACCTATATGTAAATTTTAGGAGATAAGATATGACTACTTGGAGAGTTGCTGAACCTGGAGATGCTACTGATGTACCAGTTGGTGCAGAGTATATCAGAGAAAATAATAATCAGATACAAAAGGTTTGTGGAAGTACTAGACTTGCAGCTGGAACATATATACCTGATTATATACCTACTGGTGGAACATCATCTATGTGGTTTTATCTAAATGCAGCACCAGTTGGTTGGACAGAAGTTGCAGCTCTTGGTGATACATTGTTAGCAATCAAGGGTGGCGCTACATATACTACTGGAGCAGCAGCAGCAGGAACTTGGCAATTACCAGATCATACTTTAACAACAGATGAAATGCCAGCTCATACACATACATATACAGCTCCTAATTCACCAGAAAACAAACGCAAAACTGCTGGTAGTGCTTGTGTAACAGGAATAACTGCTGGAGCTAGTACATCTAGTTATGGCGGTGGCCTAGCTCACAATCATGGTCTTTTGTTTAGGCCAGCATCAAGGGTTGGGATCATTTGCACCTTAGACTAAATAGGAGATAGTTATGACATGGGATGTATCGAAACCATCAGCATCAAGAGATTTTCTTTTAGCAGCTGGTGATATAAGAAGTAACAATTCAGCTATAGAAACAGTGCTTGGTTCGGCACGTCTTGATAACAGTACAACTATTCCAGAGTTATTTCCATTATATAACGAAACTATAATGATATTTTATATGTCTGCTCCACCAGTTGGCTGGACAGAAGTAGAAGATGTTGGAGATGCGTTGGTAGCTATTAAGGGTGGTAGTACATATGAAACTGGTGGTACGTTAAGTGGAAGTTGGCAGATGCCAGAACACACACTTTTGCTAACAGAAATTCCTTCTCATAGCCATACTTATACAAAACCTGACAACCCTTCTTCAAGCAGACGTACTAATGGAGCTTCTGTTGTAACAGGAGTAACAGTATTAACAGAAACATCATCTATTGGTGGTGATTCAGCACATGATGAAGGACTTACTTGGAGGCCTTCAGGAAGAATTTGTATAATGGCTTCAAGAGATTAACAAACAATATTGAGGTAATATGAAAGGTACTTGTTTAAAAGAGAAATGTATTTTTTGGGAACAACATGAGTCAGATGGTAAAGTATGTCCTTTTCATAGAGAAACTATATGGTCAAATGCAGAAAGCAATCAGCCAATAGTTTGCGAGGATTGTGCACCAGTAAGATCAATGTTTATGCAGATGGATGATCATAATAATACTATTGGAGTAAAGAAGCTTACTGGAGAGATTAGAAATTCATTAGCAGAATTAAAAAAAGAAACTAGTGATTTCATGATTTCTCATGGTTCGGCACTAAATAGTATGAAAAGAAATACTGAACAGGTACTTTTAGAAGTAAGCAAAAAAGGTGAACAACATGACATTCCAGCCCTTCCCAATATACGACTTTAGAAGTGGAATAAACCTCTCTGTAGAGCCATTTAAAACACCTCAAGATTCTTTTAATACTTTAAATAATATTATGATAAGACGAGGATTATTACGGAAGCGTAATGGTCAAAGTGTTTTTGGTCAGCAAGGAAAGTATTATGAAGAAGAAGGCTTTGCTAATGCTGTAGGCGATGTATGGACTAAAACAGTTACAAATAAACCTATCATACCTCATTCAGTAATTGTATATGACAATGATGCTGGAACTCAAATAGCATATGATTCATATTCTAAAAGTACTTATCCTCTTGGCACATTTACTGGTGATGCTACTGGAACAATAAATTATACTACTGGAGCTATTTCGCTAGAATTTGACGGTGCTCTTGTTGGTACTGTTGTTGTTAAGTATCACTATGATGTAGATGAAGACTCTCGTTGTATAAAACAGTTTGATAGATATTCTGGTGGTAATCTTCTAGTAGGTTTTCAGCAAAATCGTATGAGTAGATGGAATCCAACATATAAGTATTTTGAAAACATACCAGGAACAATAACATCTGCGGATTTTGATACTGGTGATGGAGGAAAAATTTATGGACATACACTCACTAATACTCCTCTTGTTAGGGGTAGCGTTATTGTTACTGATTCTGTAGGTGTTCAAGTACTTACTGATGATGGTATCGGAAGTTTTACTGGTGATGGCACAGGAACTATAGATTACAATACTGGAATTATTTCTGTTACATTTACAGCTAATGTTGGTATTGGTGATGCAGTAGTAGTAACTTATCAATGTTATAACTTCTTGGATAGTACAAACTTAGTATGGACTCATGCTTATAATGATAAACTTTGGATAGCAGACAATACAACATATGATACAAGTGGACAGACACCTCAAAATGGTATACGATATTTTGATGGAGCTACAATAAAAGACCCTATAGCAGATGATTCATCTTTAAGATTAGATGTCGCTGGAGCTGAATTAATAAAAGGTGCTCTCATAGTATTTACTTCTCATGAACGTGTTGTAATGCTAAATACTGTAGAAGGTTCATCTAGTACTCATTATCCACAAAGAGCTGCATGGTCTTGGGTAGGTAATCCATTAAATACTGATGCTTGGCGTAGAGATACTGCTGGCAAAGGTAACTATGTAGACGCTCCCACTAATGAAGAGATTGTTAGCTTTTCTTTCTTTGGAAATATTCCAATTGTTGGGTTCGAAAATAGTGTATGGGCTTTAGATTATATTGGTGATCCAAATCTTCCATTTACATGGAGGCGTATAGCAGGCTTTAAAGATGTTAGTGCTACATTCTCTGGAATTGAATATGTTGATTCAGCTGCTTTTCTAGGTGGTAAAGGACTTATAGCTTCTAATGGAAGTAGTTGTGATAACTTTGATAAGGTAATACCTGATTTTGTTTATGATATTGATATTGATAATATTGCTAAAGCATACTCTGGAAGGAACGATGTATTAGATCAGATATGGCTTAGTTATCCATCATCTCCAAACACGTCTAAGAATAATTCTGTATTAGTATTTAACTATGAAGATAAAGCATTTTCCAAATATGATCTTCCAGCTTTTTGTTATGGTAACTGGGTAGAATCTGCTGATAAAACATTCGCTGATTATTCTGGAAGTACAATAGCTTCACTTGCTGGAGTTAGATGGGGAGATCGTTCTATGCAAGCTGGTTATCCAGTATTGCTTTCTGGTGGTACACATGGATATATTTATGCTTGCAATGATGAGAATGCTAATACCGATGTTACTGATTGGGCTGGAACATATTCAATAATTGATTTTCTTTGTATTAGTGGTCGACTAAATCCATTCATTACAAAAGGTGTTGAGGTATTAACACAACAAGTAGGCTTCTTTGTTACACGACTTGATAATGCTGAATTTTCTGTAGATTTCTATGTAGATGAAGATATAGAACCAGCATATACAGCAACTATTGATTGTTCAGAAGGTAAAGGAGATAAGACATGGGTATTCGCAGACTGTATAACATCTGGTCAATTTATAAAGATGAGAATTTATTTATCTGATGCACAGAAGGCAGATGCAAATATACCATTGCAACAGATTGAGATACATGGATTCTTATTTTGGATGAAACCAGGAGCTAAGATAAAGCAATGAGATTAGACCCAGATTATATTTTAAGTTTAGATCCACAAGAGCAAAAGATTCAGATTGAAAATGCTTTTAGAAATGTAGCTACTGCTATAAACGGATCAATAAGAGAGTTTACACCTACGATTTATGGTAGTACTACTGCGGGAACTGTAACATATGGAATCCAAGATGGATGGTATTGTAGACAGGGAATATTCATAGATTATTTCTTTGTTGTAACTTGGACAAATTGGGTTGGCGGAGTAGGTAATATTCATATTAATATGCCATCTAAAATCTTCTATGCTAATAACCATATATTTAACAATGCTGTTGGTACAAATGGATTAACTTATAAGAATGTTGGTGATACATATGCAACTATCAGATTAGAACCTAATGATGGATATGGATATTTTGTATCACATAGTAATGCTGGTGCTGAAGGTATTATAGCTGTACAAGCAAGTGGCGAAATAAGAGGATCAATACGTTATATGGGACAAACATTAGAATGATAGAATTTATAAAAGTATATAATGGAAGACTTATACCAAGAAAGTTAATAGAGCAGACTCCAAGAGGTAATGCAGAGCAGTTTTATTCTTATCTAAAAGATGCTGGTAAATTTGCTAATGCTTTTCTTTACGGAATTATTGATAATGAACATGAGATTAAAGGTTATATCTGGTATCAAGTAAATATGATGGATATGAGTATGTTTATAAATACTCTTAGCATATGTGATGAATGGAAACATACTGATAAGCTTAGTAAGATTGTAGAGTTAATTAAACAAGAAGCTTCAGATATGAATATCCATAAGATATATTTTTTAACTGATAAGCCAACCTTATATGAAAAGTTTGGTATGTGTAAGACAAATGAATCTTTATTAGTAGGGGAGGTTTAATATGGGTGCTCGTGATCCAGGTGCGATAAAAACAGATACTTTAACAGAGGAACAGTCTGCAATTTTACGACAGTTAAATGAGCAAACTGGCGGAAAGATGTCAGAGATGTTTGGAATGCTAGATAATAATCTTGAAGGAAATCAAACTTATCAGAATGCTATTAATGCAAATGCTGGACAATTATCAGAGTTTGATCCTGCAAGAACAGCGCAGAATTTTGATCAGTATATTGGCAATCCACAAAGAGAAAATTTCCAACAGCAGACTATACCTGGTATAGCAGAGAGATATGCTGGTGTAGGAGGTGCTAGAAGTGGTGCTTCACAATTAGCTATGACAGGAGCTGCTAATGATTTTGAAAGGAATCTAGGAGCGCAGAAATCAAATACAATGCTTACCGCAGAACAGCAAAAAGAACAGATACGCAATCAAGCAATCCAACAAGCTTTAGGATTAGCTGAAGCTCCAGGACAACAGAACTTATCTGCTATTGATAGATATACACAGCTTATTAACCAAGGTTTTAATAAACAATTTGAAGTTGGTATTGATCCTGGTTCTGAAGGTTTATGGCCTTCTATTATTGCTGCTGGTGGTAGTGCTGCTGGTGCTGCTGGTGCTGCTTCTATTGCTGCATCTTCAAGAAAGATAAAAGAAAATATAAAAGAATATAATAAAGGCCTAGAAGTCATAGAGAATATGTCTGTAAAGCAATATGATTACAAAGAAGAATTTATTAAAGATTCCAAAGATAAAGTAGGACTTATTGCTGAAGACTTACCAGAAGAGATACAAGAGAACTTAGATGGTATTCTTCATGTAGACTTATATGGTCTATTAGCGATAGCTATAAATGCTATCAAAGAGCTTTCTAAAAAGGTTAAAAAGTTGGAGGAAAAATAATGGTTTATACATTACCAGAAGACCCTTTAACACGAGGGCTTAATAGAGCTATTGGTTCAGCAAGTAAATCAATTTCAAGTGGTTTTCAAAAAGGTATGGCTAATAAGAGAGAGAAAAATAAAGTTAATGCTCATGGGCAATTTCTTATGAAGTCTTTGGGTATTGATCCAGAATCTGAAGAAGGCCAGGCAATTTCTAATGCTCCAGATTATGATTCTTTAATAGCTATTGGTAATAGTATCTCTAAAGGTGCTGACAATAGTAAGAAAGATATGCAAGAAAAGCAGAAATCTATTAATACTGATTATGATAACGCTAATAAAGATATGAATGAGCTGTATAAAGATACAGACCAATCAACTTTATCCAAAGAAGATTATCTTAATTTAAAGCAGAATCTTCGTAAGGAACAGAAAGCTAATAAGAAAGCTATTTCTAATGGAGAAGAAATTTCAACAGATTTTTTAGATAATTATTATGATTCTTTCATACCGCCGAAGAAGCTTTCAAAAAAAGAAAAGAAGGCTGCTGAAAAAGAAGCAAAGGCTGCTCCTAAAGAAGTGAAAAAAGAAAGGCCTCTTTCTGAAACTGGAAAGATGATATTTGATATGAAAAATACAGAAGATAAAAAACAGGCAGAATTATTCTTGAAAGTAGCAAGGGGCAATCAAGACTTGGCTAATGAAATGTTAAGCGAGATATATGACTAATGAGAAACTTTTTTGCTGAAGAACCAGGAGTGGTACAATCAGATTATAGAAACTTCTTAGATAATGATTTAGCACAGCAAAAGGCTATACCGATAGTTGAAGAAGACATTCCTCCTATAGTTCAACAACAAGTTCAAGAAGAGCCACAGACACGCAATTTTTTTGATGAAGAAGCACAAGAGGAACCTAAGCAAAGAAACTTTTTTGAAGATGAACCTGATGAACAAAAGCCAGATAAGAAAGACATATCATATCTAGATAGATTTCTAGCTGGTACTGAAAAAGGTGTATCTGGAGAATTAGTTAAAGCATTAACAGGAAATCTTGAAGACTCTGAAATATTAAAACTAGCAGAAGACGATCCTAATTTCTGGGAAGGCGTTATTATGTTTGGTGGTGAAATGGTTAGTGATGCACCGTATCTTGCCGCTGGAGCTACAGTTGGTAGCACAATTGGAGGACTTTCTGGTGGTGCTGCTGGCTCTGTCGTGCCAGGCCTTGGTACTACATTAGGTGGTTCAGTAGGATCGCTACTTGGTGGAGGAGCTGGTGCTTTAGCGTTTAATACATTTATGAAAGAATCTCTTAAAGAATATAGAGATTTTGCATTACAGGGTAATGATTTAACTTTTGGTGAGTTTATAGACAGAGCTAATAATGTAGCTTCGGATACTTTCAATTCTGGACTTACTGGAGCAATTCTTTCTATGGTACAGATTGGCGCTCCATTGCTTGGAAAATCTAAGATCTTTGGCAATCTATTTAAGACTAAGATTGGTGCAAAATCACTTGAGCTTGCATCTGAAGCGACAGCTTTAACTGCAATACCAGCTATAGCAGAAGGTAGACTTCCAAATGCAAATGATTTAAAGGGTGCTCTTACTGTTATGACACCATTTCAGCTTGTAAAAGCAATACCAGCAATGAAAAATGCGGCTAAAGGATTTAAAGACGAAGCTAATTATAAAAAGACAATAGAAGTATATGACGAGATTGCTAAGTTATTACCTGAAGAATTAACTCAAGAAAGAATTGATGATATAAATATAGAAGTAGATAAGAAAATACTGAAACAGAAAAGTGCATCTGCAAAAGATCTTCTTGAAGAGAAAGCTACAAAAGAAGCTAAAACATCAATAGAGATAGATAAAGAGCGAGATACAAAAGTCAAGGCTGCTGAAGAAGAAGTATATAAGATTTTAAAAGAAGAGCCAAAGATTGAAGAGAAGGCTACTAAACAAGTTAAAGAAGCTACTGATAGATTAAATCGAGAAATAGATTTTTCAGAGAAGAAACAGTCTGAAGAAAGAAAAAAAACTAATGTTAAAATAGAAGAAAACTTAAATCGTGAAGTAGAGAAAGCTGAAAAGACAACTAAAAAACTTGAGAAAGAGGCTGAATCTAAACTTTCTAAGATAGAAGAATCAGCAGAGTTACAAAAGAAAAAGATTAGAGATATTGAAACTGCAAAGCTTAAGCAGAAAGAAAAGTTGATAGACTCACAAGAGAAATCTAAGCTTAAGTTAGAAGAGGTAAAGCGTAATCAAGAAAAGAAAGCTAGCGACAAACGTTTAGAGAACACTACAGCACCTAAGGCTAGAGAGAAGCAGGAATCAATAAGGAAAAACCAAGAGAAGCGTTACCTAGAAAAAGTAGCTAAGATAGAAGAAGAGGCTAAGAATAATCGTGATGCAGAACGTAAGGCTAATGAGAAAAGATTAAAATCTAGAGAAGAAAAGATTGATGATCAAGTAAGCTCAAATATGGAAAAGGAAAAACTGGCATCAGAAAAACAGAGCAAGCAGATTAATGATAGAGCTATAGAAAATTCTGATAAAATGAGATCACAAGAACTTGCTAGATTAAAAAGAGAGTCTACTGCTAGAGAAAATGATATTATTAATAAAGCTATGCAAAGAGATAAAAAGTTAGCTAAAGAAAAGCAGAAGACTTTTGATGAGTATAAAGCCAACCTTCAAAAAGCTAAGGATAAGATTAATAAGGCTTATGATCTTGCTAATGTACAGAAAGCTAGAGAAGGATCAAAACTAAAAAGCCAGATAGTAAGAAAGTGGGCCAAAGAGAATGCTAGAATAGAGGCTACACGTCCAAGTATTAAAGCCAGAATAAGCAAAAGGGGAACAGTAGAAGATCAGGTATCTATTGGAGAGAAGCAGAAAGTAGTTAAAGAAGAAAAGCAATCTTTCAGGACAAAAGTAATTGATGAATTTTATCCTGTTAAGAAACTTGTTGATGATATATCTACTTCAGAACTTCCTATATCACAAAACCCTTATAAATTAGCCCGTTTATTTAAGGGCTGGAGTGGCAAAGTAGAAACATTCTTAATGCATAAAACCTTCGATCCAAAAACACTTAAGTTCAAGAATAAAGGACTTTCAGAGATTCTAAAGCCCATTAGATTAGAGCTAAAAGAATTTAGTAAGTACTTATCTGCAAAAAGAGCAGTAGAGTTAGATTCCTTTGATAAAGAATCAGGTATTATACAGAAAGATGCTAAGAGAGTTATCGAAGAAGGTGATAAGAAGTTTACTAAAGCTAAAAAGGAATTAGAAGTTTATCAGAAAGATATACTTGATTATGCAGAGAAGACTGGTTTGATCTCCCCTAGTACTCGTGATATATTTGAAGAAATGTATAAAGATTATGTTCCTTTCAAGCGTGAAGTAGCGACTAAAGATTATCAATTAAGTGGAAAGTTAAGACCTAAAAAAGAGTTCTTCAAACAAACAGGTTCATCAAAACGAGTTATTGATCCACTAGAATCTATAATAGATAATACCTATAGAATAATACGATCTGGAGAAAAGAACGTTGTATCTAAATCTTTAGTAGACCTAATGGAAAATGATAAAGGTCTTGGTAAAACAATAGAACTTAATCCAGAAGTTCCAGAAGCTCAAACTGTAAAGAATCTTGTAGACTTCATGGAGATTAGTGAGTTTGAAAAAGGGAAAATAACTTACTTTGATAACGGTGTTAAACGATCTTATGAAGTACCTAACAATGTAGCTGAAGCTTTACAAGGTTTAAATAAAGAACAGTTTGGATTCATGACAAAAGCGCTATCTTATCCTGCAAGAATAGTTAGAACAACAGCAGTAGCATTAAATCCTAAGTTTTTAGTCAAAGCTGTGTTTAGAGATCAGATAGAAGCTATGATCTACAGTAAGAATGGATTTGTTCCAGGATTCGATCTTGTTAAAGGAATGTTCCATGCATTAAAAAGAGATGATTTATATTATAAATGGAAAGCTGCTGGTGGAGATCAATCTTTTGCTAATAGTGTAAGCAGAGATATTAATCAGAAAACATTAAGAAATGTATCTAAAACAAAATCAAAGAATGTAATTACTAATCTTGAAGATGTTGGCCATTTCTTAGAAGAGATTAAAGATACCCTTGAAAAAGGTACAAGACTTGGTGATTTTAAAAAGGGGTTAAGTAGAAGAGGTATGACTCCTGATATATTAAGAGAAGTAGCTTTAGGTTCAAGAGATGTTGTAATAGATTTTAATGTTAAAGGTGCTGGTTTAGGTGCAGCAGCTAGAGTAACACCATTTATTAATGCGCATATACAGGGTTTAGATAAGTTCTATAGAGAGATGAGGTCAAATCCTGGCAAGTCTGGCAAGCTTATTTCTGGTGCAGCTATGAAGGCTGTATCAAGGCTTACACTTCCATCATTAGCACTATGGTATATTAATAAAGATGATCCTAGATATAATGAGCTACCAGAATATGAGAAGAATAAATCATGGCATATATTTCTTCCAGATTGGATGCCTAAATCAATTCAGCATTGGAAAATACCAAAACCATATGAACTAGGTGCATATTTTTCTTCAATGCCTGAAAGAATTGCTGAATATATATACAAAAATGATCCAGAAGAAATAGAACAAAGCTTACGAAATATT